CAAATCCGTTGCTCCCAAATGGATAAAACCCTTCCTCACTGTCGATTTCATTCTTAAGATTACTAGACTACTTTCACATTCCAATAATACATTATATATTATTTTAAAATGTTACATAATATGTTATCGTTTTATTATTTTATTATTTATTATGTTACTATAATGCTACTTATATGTTATTATTTTATTTGTACGTATCTTACAAAACCATAGTGTTGTACATCAATATATTATACTTTGTTGGAACATTATTCTCCATAATTTTTATGTTATTTATCCAAAATTGACCATATTTTATCTTATGAAATATATTATCCCATACAATCTTGAGATGACTTTCGTTTGTTAAGAAACTTCTGATATCTACTAATATTAAACTAAGAGCAACCACGTTCCAAATCAAAGGACCCAGAACTTCTCCAAATTTAATATTAACAAGATTATCATTAGATGGGATTAATTCACCTTTAACACATCTATCAATTAAGTTTAGACTAGCTTTGCCATTATTCCTTAATCGGTGCACAGCAGTTAGACTTTCATTGTCCATCAATGTTCTTTCTCCTACATATTGTAAATTATTGAGTTGTTGATTATTTGCCATGTCTTCATAATCCATCAAAGCGTCTTTGCCATTTATTTTACTCCTATTCCAAGCAAAGATTGTGTTAGCTTTTGTACCAGTTGAACTTTTCAAATTAAATATTTTCATCGATCTTATTGATTTCATATTTGGTATTTGTGATGTCAATTCTTCCTTGATAGTCAATTTATACCTATATGGTGATTCATTCTCCACGCTTAAGCCGGTTTGTTGTTGTATTGTTGCCTTAAATTCTGTTGCTTTTTCCCGCGTTATTCCCTGGATCACACCTTGCAAAATTTTATTCTTGGGCCATTTAGTACCATTATTGTGTAACCACCTCCAATCAATTTTATTCAAGGCCTTTTCGATGTTATAATTCTTTTTACTGTCTAGAGTCATGATGTAGTTATATCGTTCAAATTTATGACGTAACATAGATAAAGTTCCATCTCCACCATTAACTTTTGGTGTTTGTATCCAACCTGTTATATATGATTTCTTTATTCTTTTATTAAACGAATTCCACAGATCATCAACTATTATATCTTCCATTTCTTCTACATTCATACGATGTGATATTTCTTCATCGTTACTTCCACTATAATATCTATTTATAATTAACTTCCATAGATCAGCTCTGATTATTCTTCTTTCATCACCTCTAAAATATTGTTCGTCTTCCGTACTAAAAAGAACACTCCTAATTGTTCTTATAACACTTCCGCTTATCCCTTCTTTTGATATTTTCATTTTTAAGAACTCTGCTTTTCCCTTTTCTATCCAACTTTTACTTTTATTTATAGTAAAGCCAAAATTGTTTATTATATCGTTTAGCGCCATAAAGGTCTCAACACCTGCTATTTTTGAACTTATTATAACATCATCGCCTAATACACTGTATTCCATGTCTAATATTGGTGTGTTGTATAATTCTTTAAACCTATCAATTGCCATTTCAACTATGATAGTATTGCACAAAGAGTTTATTAGTGTTGTCCATCTCCAACCAGTAGGTAGACCATTTTCCATTTTTACACCATCCACCGTACAATTATTTTTTATGTTTAATAATTTATCGAAAATGTCAATGTATATCCCACTTAATTTCGTCCATTCGATTATTTCATTGACGATTACGTTTATCATGTCATTACTTATTCCTGCGTCCCAGTTGCTATAGTCCATCGAACTGAATGTCGCCTGATTATATCTACATTTGTAATAGTTTAAGAACCAAAAGTTACTTTTCGCTTCTTCACTGTAATATGAGTACATCCTAAGGTCTTCTGGAATATTTGGTTCCAAATGAAAACTTATATAAGCCATTAACAGATATACCAACGTATCTCCTAGAATTACTAACCTTATGTTATTACTTTCGTTCTTAACAACTATTTTGTGTTCATATGGTATCGTCAAATTCAATATCTTCGTCTTCAATTCTTCTGAACTTAGTAACATTGCTTCACTTAATTTATTGTCCATAACATCTACCTCATAATCTTCCTTTATTTCCTTGATATTACTCCACATTTCATCCTTTTTCATCCATTTATTTAAACTTGATCCTGTCGTGGCCCATAGACTTATGTCTTGTACAAATTCGTCTAAGCTCAATTTATTGTCAATTTTTGTACTGATTCGATTCATTTTCTCTTTCACTTTACGTCTAAAGATTTCTAAAAATTCCTTACCTTCACTATACTTATAATCCTTTTTCTCGAATAGCCAATTCCTTATTCTATCCTGTAAAAAACTTTGCTTGAACGCTTCTATATTACTGGGATTACCTCCTTCTATGTATAATTTACCAAAACAAGTACTTACACCATTTAATCCTAATTCCTTTTCTGATAGTTTCAACCATACTACAAAGCACGCACTAGGCCTATCATCGTCTCTAATTAATTTTTCATCAAATATATATCCTAATAAATTATCTAATCCATCATTCCTGTATAATTTGTACTTCTCAGGGTTATAAATTATATTTCTTATTTTCATTAACTTATTGACCCCTATCAAGTGTAGCCGTTGCATAGCCGCTATAACAACATTTAATCTTCCTGATTTTAAACTCGTATCTAATGGTCG